AGCTTTCCTGTCTTGGCTTTTGAAACTCTAGCCATTTTCACCTCGTTTTAGTTTGTTTTATTATAGCACAGGGTGCTAGCGAAATCAAGAGATTTTTAGATATTTTGCTTTGCTTTCGCTACGGCTGCTTCAATACGCTTTAAAACTGCGGCTTTTATATCAAAGCGATAAGCCGGCTTACTGCCCAAAGTTGTGCCACCCAAGGGTCTGCCGCTTTTTGCCGCGAGGCGAAGCGTCATAGCCTTCTCAAAAACGTCTATTGCTTCTTCATAAAGCTTTTCCTCGGAAGGGTTCAAAACATAAAAGTGTTCGGGAGATAGCATATATTGAGCGATCGCTCCTGGGTTGTCTATAAATTGTCGGCGACCGGTTAATATCTCATCGGTCAAATTCCTTCTGAACGCAGGGTCCTTATCCAGAACATCACTCAATTCTTCAGCTAGCTCCTTGCCGTATGTTTCGTTCCACATCTGGTGGTCAACTTCATCCTTTAGAATTTTACCAGCTTGATCAATTATCTCGTTCTGGAATAGCTTAGTAAAGCGTTGTTCCGCCTTAGCTTTGTCAGGGTGCGTCGGATCACTCATTATTTTTATTAGGTTCGGGACGCGGGTGCTGGTTAGTCGCGGTTGTTTTCCCTGAGCTATCATTTTATCTGTGACGCCCTTTAATTGACTCCGAATCCCATCTATTTTTGAATTTAGATCTGGTAAATATTTTTCTAGTGTGTCGTCGACTGCGGCATCCGAAGCCTTCTCCCACTCTTCGAACACTTCTTCGTAAATACTGTGAAGTTGTAATGCGGTTGAGAACGCTTCGGCAGATTGCCCCTGTACATCACCGGATAATTTGACAGAAATGGTCTTATCTCCAAAGACTATGTCTGTCTTTATTTCAATTTTTCTCTTGCCCCCCGTAGGCACTTGCCTACCGAGCCTTTGCATATCGGCTTTTTTCAGGTCAGCCATAGAAATAGCGCCGGAATCTAACGCCAATTGTATGCCCTTGTCTGCTAGGTCGCCTAATTTTGATTTACCATAAGGCTCATTTTGCCACTCTGAGGCGCAGCGATACTCAGCATCCTCAAGCGGGGCGGCTTGACTAAGTTGTCGTGCGCGATAAACAACAACCCATTCAAAGCGCATCGAAGTCTTTTTTACAAGCTTGTTACAATCAACAGCCTCTTGTAATGCTGTGTGGCGCCAATTTTCTAAAATAGTCTTCATGTTGCTCATCAACCTATAATTAGTATCTCTGATGACTTAGCCATCTTTTTTTTATTCGCATCCCAGCATTCATTCAGTAATTTGCGCGATTGCTGAGCTGTCTCTTTGGCGAGCAGGTTTTCGTTTTTTATAAGAGCTTTAAAATCATTATCAATTCTCTCTAAAGCAGCCCTGACTGGTCGCAATGCGGCGCCGTCTACATTACTCATACCCATTGACCATTCGGCTTCACGAATTTCGTAATCATCATAGAGGTCTCGTATTTCTTGACAATTGTTGTATGATAGCACCCAGCCAGAGCGCTGGCTGAGGATGTCATAAAGCGCTCTGTGGTCAAAACCGGCGTGCGTGTTGCCCTTGTCTCCGTATAGCTTGTCCTTGTCGGCTCCAAGCAAATATGGCGGATCGCAATATAGGAATGCGTCAGGGTGTTTGTTAATTGAAGTCTTAAAATCTTCACGCTTTACTGTTATGTTGGGCTCTCGAAAGTTTCGAATACGTTCAATGGAACTGTCGGTGAAGCGCCTACACGCTGCCAGGTTTGACCAGCCTCCAGAGAATGTCGCGCCCGAAAAGCTACTGCGATTAATTGCATAAACCTTGGCAGCGTTCTCAAACGAAAACCTATCAGCGCGACGTAGCTCCTCACGAAATCGCAAGAAATCCTCTTTAAGCAGTCCCCGGATGGGCTTTTTGTCCTTCTTGGCAAAGAAGTCCGGATGCCAGACCCTGTAGGAATCGGCACAAATAGCCAGCAGCTCGGGCTCGCGGAGCAGGGCATCCCAGAACCACACAAGGGGCTCAAAGATGTCGTAACCATAAACAGTGGTGCCTCGTTCTGCTACAGCAAGCTCCACCGACCCACCCCCAAGGAACGGAGAGCAAAGCTCCGTTATGTCCTCGGGAATGAGAGGTAGAATATGCTTTATGGCACGAGACTTACCACCCGGATATCGGAGTGGGGTGCGTGACTTCATAGTTAATACTTATTAACCGGTACCAGCTTAGTAGCCTTTAGAACATTATGGGCTTTGACTATTTGTGGAATAGCGCCCATGACATTATATGGCTTATGTGGCGGCTGTGCTACAGCGAAAACACCACTGTGGAGCTGGTTAACAATATCGAAGACGCTTTGGTATTGCTTTTCAATAATATCAATTGAGTTCTTCAACCCCTCTCGTGCCTCCGATGGAGATGTTGCACCTGTGTAGTAGATAATCTTAACTGGAGTGTCTCCAGAAGCAAGATTGGGCGCAATATGCCGACACCAAGCACGCTCAGTGTAGGTGTCCACAGAGGTCGGGTTGGTGTTAATCAACACGTATTCCTCCTTTTCCATCTTCAAATTCTTCTTAATCCACGCATGCGCGGACTTAACGTCAAGCTTTCTAATCAAGGAGGCGTTGGAGGAAGCCCTCTTCAAGATAGCGTCAACCATTCTGGTTACTTGACCATTGACGGAATTGTCAAAAGCCTGATCAACATTAGCCTTGTTATAAAGCCAGTCTTCGATATTCGCCCTGTTATTCGCTAACGCGCCTTCGCTAATTAAGTGAACGGCGGCGTTAACAAAGTCTTGGTGAGTTGCAGGGCTTTGAGGGGGGTGGAGATTCGCCTTAATACCATTTGTCACCGTATTTAGAAGTGAAGCATTCGTGCGACTATATATTGCCACAGGAATCCAGCGTTCCTGGTTTGCGATAGCAGCGCGGACTCGCCCACGCCCGTCAAGCCACTTCCCATTAGTGTCCATGCATGGAGGAAAATAACTAGTGTCAAAACCCTTATTTTTGAAGGCATTCATGAAAGCCTCGACCCGGTCGTTCTTGCCGGTAGGGGAAACTTCATCACGAATTCCTAGCTGTACGAAATCTTCTGATTCCAGGTCAACGGTGCTTAGGTCTAAAAAGTCATATTTTAGCCACGTAGCATCGTCAAATTGCTTAATTTGTAGCTTCTTATATGCCTCCAAATTAATAATGCTTTGCCCATTAAATCCGGGCCGGATTGAATTATTATTGTTCATTATATGAACCCTTCTGGCTGAAAGCCTGTAAAAGACACCTTTTTGGCTGAAAGCCAGGTGGTGCCACCGCTGACACACCGTAAGATGTGCCAGCGGATTTTCTTTATATTAACAGGTCAGTAATGACTTGTTAAGTATTTTTAGGCATTCATTAGCTCGTTGAACGCATTGTCCACCGAGTCGGTCTTGTTAGCGTACTGTACGGTCTCCGCAGAGTTACCCTCAGCGTCAACGCCACCGGAAATGAATTCCTCTAGAAGCTTCTCGACCTCATCAGGGGTCTTACGCTCAAAAAGCTCCATGATGTCTTGAATAGAATTCAGGTACATCGTGGTCGTATCCGCATCCTCAGAAAGGGGAGACGGGCGACGACGCGGCTGGAGCTTCGTCTGCGGGAACTGGGCGCCTGGCGGCTTCCCGTAGTTTAGCACGAGATCAGTTCCCTCATCAGTATCGGTGATATCACCGTAATCTGGGTTTAGCACTAGATTGAGCAGACTTTCGTAAGCAGTCTTGCCATAGCCCCACCAGCGAACACCGTCAGTCTCCTCGCCACGGACGAGAACCGGGCTAAAGAAGCGCTGTCGCACAAAGAGGCTCTTTGCCATCTTCTTGGAGGACTCGTCATTCTTATCCGCTCCTTCACGCCATAGATTGGACGCGAAATCACAGACAGGACAACTGTCCCCGAAGTTACGCTTAGGGCATAGAATACCGCCCTTAGTTACGTTATAATGAAAATAGACCTCCTTGAAGGGGTCACCGTCTTCGGTAGGCACCACACGAATTGTCTGGTTGCCGTCGTTCGGGCGCCAGAAAGCACTCTTGGAGCTATCTCCATTGTTCTGCACTGCGGCGAGCTTTGCTCGCATCTTGTCTAGATTGATTCCCATATTATTTTTTTCCTTTATTGGTTATAGTAAGCCGAGCAAATCTTCCCGACTTCTACCATTGATTATATCAAAATGGGGAGTGAATGTCAAGAACTATTTTTCTTGAATGATTGAGCTGTAGGCTACGCAATAAACGTAGTCTTCATCATATTGAGTGGGGTATATCCCATAAGTGGTCTTAGTGTTTTTGGCGTTTTCTTTTACCTGTGCTATGACCCGTTTGTGAATATCCCCTTGGGTTTTCAATTTTTCTTCATTGATAGCATAATAATACACTTTTTCTCGGACGTTGTCAAGTTCAAAAAAAAGATTTTCCTTACCAGTTTCAAAATTCACGAGACCGTATGATATAATGCGGCTTATCTCGTGAGGGGGAGAAATATTGTCCATAATACTATCACTGTGAGACAAAACGTTGATCATATGCATAGTAGGGACTATCAATTCATTTAGGCTATCATAGAAACCAATAATGGGTAGGTCCCCCAGGATGCTCTCCAGCCGCATATTGTCAATTAAGATAACTTTCTCAAATACTCCCGAACGAGCATATTCTTGAAAAACATTAGAAGTTACGCGCTGTTGCATTTGTGCTTTTTCGCCCAACAATTCGGCGTCTGAGAGAATATAAAGTATGTGCAGTTTACATTTTTTGATTTGTTCTAAAATTCTTAATGAAGCACCAGATACGGTCCCGCAGCCGCCCACTACAAATAAAACATCGCCGCCAACATCTTTAAAGAAACGCTTCAGGCTACCTAAAGATGCTTCTTGCTCCTCGGGCGTGCTAGCACTCTTCAGACCGTAGGACCGGGACGTGCGCTTAAGACCCACGTCCATCTTGTAGATTTCATACTGAGGATATTGAGCAAACCTCTCCGCGATTGCGCAGCCGGCTTTGCCAAGACCAATTATTGTTTCCATTCTCTCATATCCCCGTAGCTTTTACCATATTTTACATTAACTCCGAACTTTCCTAAAGCAGTATTTGAGAAATGTTCAACCAAAGAGTTGATTAATAGACACTCTCCATCCGTAATGTCAAGAACCACCTCATCATGAACACAAAACGCGACATGAGATGCCCTATTTTGAAGATATTTATCTAACTTAATCATCTGGCGCAGCACAATATCAGAACAAGTGCTCTGAATCAGATAGCTCATTGCGTGGTGCCCGTCAGCTGGAATGGTTCTGTCGAAAGGGTTGCTAATTGCTCCGTTTACCCAGTATTCATCGATGACTTTCTGCTTATCATAAGCCCTGTCGCTCATCATGTCCCGAGATTGAGGGTTGTAAAGCCAAGCGAAGAACCTCTCTTTTGCCTCCTCGCGAACAAGAGTGCTCTTATAAACGTGCTTGCGGTTCCACTCGTGTACATCAAAGTCGGGTTGCTCCATGCCCGATAGAGCGAGAAATGTACGAAGCTCGGCGCCATTGAAGTCAAGTGAAACAAACCAATCGTTTGTCGGGCTGATTACCTTGCGAAACTTCCTGTCCATCGTGAGGATTGGAAAGCTGTTCTTCTTTGTGGTGAGGCGACCGGTCTTTGTTCCAAAAATGTTATAGTCGCACGAAAGTGGAATCTGGCTTAGCTTTTGTGTAAACTGGCGCGCGCGTTTCTGATGTATGATATCCCGAAGAGCCCATGGGTCAACTTGGATTTTACGATGTCTAATATCGTGTAACACTCTGGTTAGGTCGACCAAAAAGTCATAGTTTTCTGGCTTTATGTGACTCTCAAACACATACTCAGTAATCTTGTTTTTTATCTCGCAATACTCTCGCAGAAAGCGCTCATTTACGAGATTAAAGAAGCAGTTTTCAGTAAGGTCTATTTTAGCCGCCGTAAAGGCACGTAGGAACGCCTTCATTCTTCCGTTAATGGTTTCCCACTCTTGAGCGAGATGGGGTGGACAGGCGCCTTCTAGAGGCTTCTGGGCATATAGGAAAGCGTACTCCATATCCTTGCTCTCTCGGAGGAAGGCAGAGTAGTTCCAAGTATGAGTTAGGTCGTCGGGAATAGTGTCGAAATGCAACTCATCGTTACAGTAGACCCCGACACACTCTTCTTTGTTGTCAAGTGTCTGAAATAGCATTAATATGTGGGCTTGAGTGGTTTGTTCTCTACTGCGGATCTTCTTTTCAAGGTTTTTTTGGCGAATGAACCTTCATAATTCGCAAAACCGTTGAAACTGTTGTTTATTATAGACAAAACATATTGGAGTCCCTTGGTGGGAAGTAGTGTCTGAACCTCTTTTCGAAGAGAGGAAACTTCTCCAACACTTTTTGGCTCTCTCTGTTCAGCATATCGTATATCAATGTATTTGTCAACCCAATAATACATTGAATATTTATCCTCCAAAAAACTTCGGGTAGCAGGCTTTCTACATACTCTTTTATGAGAGCCATTCTTAGTTATTGTAACAAACTTTCTACTAAGTGTCAAGGAATTATAAGTTGAAAGGGCAAATCTCTTTAAATTCTCGATATCACTACCGCCGGCTCGTTGATAAAAAGAGGATAATATCTGCTCTTTGGATAACATTCCATAATTATTCGCGTATTGGAGCATAAAAGGACTTGCGATATCTGCGACGATCTCCCACGGTCGTTGCTTTGTAATATAAAAGCCATGCTTTTTTAAAAATTCTATATAATAATAAAAATTACGACTTTCTAGAAACTCACTCTTTTGTCTGTCATCAGAGGGATCCAAATCACTAATGGAGATAGTCAAGCCTGAAATGGTGGGTCCGCAAAAATTACTAGGTATAAAACCGGTCTTCGTATAAGGTCCCGAGGTATTGATCCGCGCGATAAACTCAAAGAAAACCGGTAAAAAGGTTTTAAAATCTAAAATTCTTCTATTATCAGATTCAGTTAAAAAATCATTTAAGAATATCTCTTCTAACGAGGTAATATAATTGGCATACATGGCGTCTGGAGAATCATATGCTGAGTATGCCTTAATTTCATACAAATAGGGGTCCTGTGGATAGAGCTTCCCACGCACTGCGGCGGATTGAAAGTCCTGGGCGAGCGCCTCGAAAGCGTCCACCACAAAATTAACCGCAAATAAGTCTTTCTTATTATCATTTGTGGATTGAATTTGTTTATTATTGCTTATGTTTAAGATTATAGAATTATGATTATCGTTTACACGACCATAAAGCGCGTTCTCCGCATACTGAAAGTCTCGAACTGGCTTTAAATATAAGCTTCCCGCCCCTTCCGGAAAAGCATTAATGTAATAATTAAGTCGCTGATAAAACTTTTCAGCCGTGCTCAGCGTGTTGTCACCCTCAAAATTTGTCATCTATTCCCCCTCCCTAAGTGGGTCCTACCGGGGTAGACCCTCCGGTGGCGCCCGTAGCTGGGGCAGCTCTATCTGACACTGGCCCTTGGTCCGGAGCGCTAGATTGCGGCGTGTCTGAAGAAATTATATTCCGAGACTCATTCTGCTCTGGACACTCTGCTGAGTCACCGCCCTGCTCCCCACTGGGGAACCCTAGGGCTCCCTGGACTCCCGAGCCCTCAAAAATTGCCCTAAGCGAAGTTTCAAACTTTCCATCTTCAATATAGTTCTGTACTCCCGTGACCACATGGTAACCGCCGATTCCAAGCTTCTTCGCAGCGGAACCTGGTTGATTTGGTCGACCTAAGCCGGGACTAATCCCGGATGGGTCTAAGAAAACTTTCATTCCTGGAACAAATAAAGTGTTACCCACCATTTTTACATCAATGTTGTAAACATTTTTTAGAACAACAAGCCCAGTAGCCGCCGATTCTGCGTCTAGATCGAAGCGGCTCTCCCGCAAACCTGGTAGGTCGGTTTTAGAGAACGTGACCCTTTTAAAAATACCACGGTCTTTACCGATGCCCATATGATAGATACCCCTGTCTCGATCCAAGAAAGGGTCGCCTATCAGGCTCTGCGTAGTGCCCGTGTTAATGGCGTAAAGAAGCATATAATGATATGCGCGCTCGCCATCATTGGGGGGGCGCATTAAAGGAGCGGATGTGCCCCGGGGTCCTGTTTTTAATTTAATATTCGGAGAATCAAGATTAATTCTTGTAAAACCAGTCGAAGGATTGCGCAGAATATTGCGACTTGTCTCCAATACATCAGCACCATTTTCGTCAGCGGCGCCGGTAAAGAAATTAGTTCGTAGTTGTAAGCTTTGACGAGTGACGCCCTGCTGCCCGTGGGCTTGATCTCTCATGATTCCGGTCAACAGCTTACCGGCTAACTCTCTAATAAATACCAAAATGGGGTAGGTCAGCCTCTGTTGGGACACTGCGGTTTTTAGGAACCATTCCACATAATAATTCATGGATATGGGAATGTCTGCTAAATTAATATTATATATCAACTCTGGCTTGGGTGTTGCCCCGTTATTAGAAGCGACGGTTCTAGAATAGCTAAATGGTCCCAAAACTATTCTTAGATCTTTTTCAAGCATTCCAACCACACGGTGTCCATTAGTGCTTGAAGATCTAGAAATGTTCTCTAAAGCAACTTTTATCAAATCTCCAAAATAAAAAAACTGTACGTTAACATGTGTTGTGTTCGCCCCATCATACCTAAGATCTTGTATGCGCGTCAAGACCCCATCTTCATCCAAGTTCCCAACATTTATATTTAAAGCCTGAGATAACAAGCTTGTTTGACGCCCTGGGCTGTTCAAGTTGATCGCATTAGCTTGATTTTGCCTGGTGCGGGGAGTATTGAAGATAGCGTTGACTCCTCGAACATTGACCCCTTGCTCCCCAAAGTTAATATACGAGTCTAGGCTAGCAACTGGTACTGAAACAGCATATATTTTCTGATCATCGTATAACTTACGAATAATGCGCTGAAAGCCCTCATATCTCTCCTGTCGAATTACTCGGTTGTATCTCTGAATAATTTCATCTACCTTTTCAGGTTCGCAATTGCGGCGCGCTTCATCGATCTTTGCTCGCCGCTCTTGGCGGGCGGCACTAATCTCCTCCGTAGCGAGCACATCTGAATCCTGAGCCAAGTAAGAAGCTTCCTGCCAAGCCACGTATTTTATGCCTAATGTAACATTTCCCTCATCGTTGATATCAATATCGTGATCGATGGCTGTAAGGTACATCACCATTCTGGAGTTCTTGATCGCCTCTCTTTTAGCCTCCCGCATTTCTGCATTTCCTAAGAAGCTGTTTTTCGTGCCGGGATCTACCCAGCCGACCTCGACTCTTAGTTTGTAATAATCAGGATTCCAAGCGTTACGCCGGCGTTGGGACACCCCTATATTTACTAAGTCTACATACCTAAAGGTACGGCTCGTTTGTTGAAGCGACGTAGTCAACAGCTGTCTTTCCCTTAGCAGTTCGTCAAAACTCTGAAAGTAAAGCTTTAATTCCGCAAATATATCGCGGCGAGCGGTGAACGGATTTTCTCCCTGGAGCTTCCAGTCAAAACTCTTGAGTCCAACACCTCGACCCCTGTCAAAAGAGCTTTTCAAAATACCTTTAATTTCGCTGGGATCAACGTAATTAGCGAATGGTACCTCCTGCTCAACATAAGTCTGTCTTGAATTGGATGCTGAATCGGCATTAAAGTCCTCTTCCGTGTCATACGAGACCTTAAAGAGGCGTATTTTGGGCACCAAGCTGGCGATTTCCGATGGACGTAGGAGGTCCATGTTTTCTAGTGCTGGATTATGTAACAGTCTGTTGACAATAGTATCAGTATGCCCTTGAACCATCCAAAACAAGTTGTCATAGTTGGGAATCTTAACTGTTTGATTTAGTTGCGCGAATTCTGGTAGGAAGTCAATTAAAAACGCCTGCTCTGCCAACCTCTTGAGACGAGCTTGCTCTTCTGGTGAGCCCCTCTCGGACTCCGGCACCAGAGATTGTAGAGCCCTTCGAGTAGTTTCTTGGCGCAAAAGTTCACGTCCGCGCTCAGTATATTCACCATTCTGATCGAGGATGCCATCTGCTCGTGCTTGAGCCTCGTCTTCAATTAGGGCATCATCAGCTGCTAACAGAATTTTTCTTATTTTAATTTCCAGGTACAACCCAACTAACTCTTCTAAATTGATAGTGGTGTAAATGTCGTCCAGATCAATTGCCGACGCTGACGTGGCTTGCTGGCTAATATAAGTGTTGTAATAAAACCAAATAAAGTTCTCTTCGATTCTCTGTAAGACTCCCTGTTCTGAGGTCTCACTAGAGCGGCCGCCGGAGACCCAGTTCCAGGCAGACTGCCAACTCAAATCCACATCAAAATCTGATGCTCGTACATCACCTGTATCCGCTGCGCGGACCAGCTCTTGTGTCTTTTCGTGGACTAAGTTCTTCAAACCGCCGCTTGAGCCAACTTTTAGCAGATTCGCTACAAGGTCACTGTCCGTTTTTAAACCAGGTACCGTATCGCGAGCCGAAGTTGCGCCGGTGGCGATATATTTATGGTAAATGTATCCATTTCGAGCGCGATTGTAAAATGAGTCTCCGTCCCTTATAGCACTATCGCTAGACAAGTCCCCCTCCGAAGAGGGAGAAACTGAAACAGGGAGTGCGTTGCTCACCACCGATGATCTAAAATATGGGACTGTCAGCGTACTCAAAAAAGTGCTTCGAGCTGTTCTTAGGTCTCCAAAAAGACGTGCCGCCTCAGAATCAATATGCCGTTGACCATATTTTCTACCAAACGCCGCAGCAAGGCGCGCTTCTTGTTCTTGATTTGAATTAGCCACGTTACTCCCTCTTTAGAACGCTAAGGACTCTGTCAAGAGGCAATGGAATGTAAACCAAATCTCCAATTTTAAAGTGTGACTCAGTTGGCTTTAGATTATACCACGCAATAATCCACCACATTGTGGGATCACCATAATGTTTGGCAGCTAGCTTGAATAGCCGATCGCCCATTTTCCATACATGTTTTACTGTTTCCAGGCGGGCTCTTTGGCTTACGGTGGGATTAGTTAGCATTCCTGTTCGATACTGTTCGATGTAGTTTACATCCCTATCTTCGAAAAATTCCTCGTAAAGCTCATTGTTGTTGATGAACGGGCGTGCGTTGTTATATCTACTTGCCATAATTAATTCCTATAGGGAAGGCTGTCCCCAATCAAAACAGAGCTAGCGCCTTCCACCTCTACAACTCCAAAGTCCGTCATTTCCCTCTCGGGGTCTAGAACCCCTAGTCCTCGCTGTGCCAGGGCTTCAGCGTTATCAATCCCACCATCGTTGTTGTCATCCAACACACCTTCACCTGGAGCTAAGCCCGGCGCCCAGGGTCCAGCCTGAATATCTGCCACTGCCTGGGGATCGACAAAGTTATCGGGCGTAGGGGGCTCTCCTGTTGAGTATTCAGTCACCTCCGCAGGGGTCTTGCCAAATGGGAAGTTTACATAATTGGGATCGTTAAAGCCAATTCCCTCGCCCCAGCCAAGATCATGTTCATGTAGCGGGACATAATCAAAACTAATTGCGATTACCTTGGGATACAGGGTTGCGGTATCCGGATCATAGAAGCCAGCTGAATCGTCGAACGAAGGGGTAACAGTTACAGTTCGCATGAATCCTAGCAAGCCGCTAAGATCGGCGTTTGGCGAATCGCCTGCGCCGGCGCGGCGAATAAGGTTAGCGAAGCACAGGCGCAGCAAAGGAGGCTTCGCTATCGTATTAGCACGGTTTCCCACTTCATACGCTGGGTACATAAACTGGGCTATTCTGTTACACTTAGCTAGATTGTCTCTAGCTTCTCCGAGGGAATATGCCGGAATATCGAAAGCAACCGAAATGGATCGCCCGGTTCCCTTAAAGGTGGCAATCGGATCGTTGCGCCCAAAGACCTTCTCCTGAGTCCAGTCCGCGCTAAAGGTCTCATTATAGGTGGTAACAAAAGCTTTGAAGTTAACCTGGATCTCGCTGGGTAAATGATATATACTCAAGAAAAGCTCTTTTACATTAGCATAAGCATTAGAGGCATCATCCTGGTTAACATCACTAGAGAAATAATTTGCTATTATGGTCATACCTGTAACTACTCCTAACTTAAGTTTTTACACTTCGCCCAAAACGCGACGGTCGATGAGGGGAACGACTGCTTCGCCCAATTCTCGCTCATTTAGCATTACCTTGACCACCATCTCGCCACCGCCACCGCCGCCGGGGCTTCCAACAGCTGATATGAGCTGGTCAAACTTTGACATTAGCTGATCCAGCGGAACTATCGCCTCTTGTGGGTGAACGTTCACTAGACCCTCTCGGGTCGTGATACCACCCTCTTGGGCACTAGCGACTTCCGGCGCCGCACTAGTGGCCTGCTGTATGTCGCGACCTACTAGCGCTGCATCAACAGCCAACGAGGCTGCTGTGCCGGCGCCGGGAACTATTGAAAGAAAGCCCGAAGCTACTTCGCCAGCGGCTCCCAAGAAATCTCCTCGCATCAAGCGTTGCAGTCCGAATCCAATGCCCGCAATTGCGCCAATGACAGGCATCTTCTTTAGCAAACTCGAGCCCATTCCTTTAAGTCCCCCAAGCCCAATCTTGGCAAGCATCCCGCCGCCTCTAGTGGCTGCGGTGCGAGCGCCGCGCTGGGCGGCGGCTTCCGCACCCTCTCGGGCAACTGTTGGGGCAGCAGCACCGGCTACGGTGGTGGCAGTTCGTGCGGCAGTCGTAGCAGCAGTCGTGGCAGCTCCTGTCCCGGCGGCGGCAGCAGTCGTAGCAGCGGTTCTGGCAGCGGTTCTGGCAGCTCCCCCACGGACGCCAGCGCCTAGACCTGCTGCGCCCCTCCTTCGAAGGGCGGCGGTCACTCTATCAATACTCTTGGCTTCCGCCACGTTTGCCAAGATTGACAAAGCTTTAACTTTCAAGTTATCCTTGAGTTTTTCCGTTAGGCTTCCCGTTGCCTCAGCCTGAGCCTCTGTGGACTCTGTCGCGTCGTCAGTTCCCTTTTTAAACTTTTTTATCATGAGCTTAAAGCCGACGAAAAGTAGTCCAGCCATGATCAGTGTCTTGAAAAGCCCCCCTCTGCCCATTTTCTGCGTAAAGGAGACGAGCCCATCGCCAGCCATAGCAAACAAATCCACAAGGGGCTCCAGGGCAACAGCAAAAGACTGAAGGGCGAATTTAAATTTGTCCTGAACAGAGCGCGCCTTCTGGGTGCGTTCCTCCAACTCGGCGGTTGTCATGGTCAAACTGCCTACTTGCATTCCAACCTGGCTTTGAGTATTGCCAAACACTTTCGCTGCCTCATTTACGTCGCTAAAACCAGCCGCGTTTGCTAGCGCGATCTGCTGGTACTTGCTCAGATTAGCAAAGTCAACTCCGGACATCGCTATGCGCTCTTTCATTATTTGTACGCGCTCTGCTTCCGTAGCCATTAGGAGTTCTGTGGAACTAAACATGTCTGTGCCCAAAACAGCGTTAAGCTTTCCTGCCACCTGCGCAGATCCCTCAAAGGTATTCATTGAATCGCCAAAGGTGCCAATTAGAGATTCGACCGACGTGCCTGTCTCTCTGGCTGCTATTGTTAGGTCACGGAAGACCTCAACGGCGCGGTCGCCATATACTCTTAGTTTCGGCAGGGCTGCTACAAACTTTTGATTTATAACATCACCAGGTATACCCAGTTGAATTCCCAGGCTTGTAATCGAGCGTGTTGTTGCCATGGCTTCGCCTGTGGTCATGCCCATTGACTTTGTAAGCTCGTTCATCATTTTAGCCGAGGTGGCGGAGGAGACACCAATCTTTTCGAGCAGGACGGTTTGTTCTGTCACCGCCCTCTGTACACTAGGGTTAAGCGCCACAAACTCAGTAAAGCCCCCCGCTAGAGCGCTAGTGGACTTGCTTACGTCTTCCATGCTCATTCCCAGGGCAAGATTTTGTTGATATAGGGTTCCAATTTGATCTCGCAAAGGTCCGACAATACCAGTCTGCGCGGTAAAGGCTGCGTTTACCTTATCGAGGGCAACGGCTTGTGCTATAGTTTGTTTTAAGGAGAGGAGACCAACGGTAAACATCCCTGCGCCGAGAGCGCCCATCTTATTGATGTTGCTCAGTTTCACCCCCATCTCCCGTAAGTTTCCCAAAACTCCCGGACCAGACTCTGCGATATCTTGCGCTAGATTCTTATAAGCGGTTATATCAGGTATTTGAAGTGTTTGCCTAAGCTTGTGGGCAGCCGTGGTGCTCTTCTGAAGGAGCCTCTGTCGAGCCTCCATGCCTCGTTGCTCTTGGCGGAACAAGTCTCTATTTTTCTTTTTAAGTTCTTCCAGCTGAGCTAGCTTAGCCTCGCCGATGGACACACCTTCGGCGAGCTGCTTATTATTTTGGATAAGGAATTGATTTTCCCTGGCTTTCATCTCGGCTGTAATTCTTGCAATTTCAAGAATTTCGCCCTCGTCTTTCGCCTCTTGCTTTAATAGCTCTAATTCGCGAAGCTTTTGCTGGAGAGATTCGAGATCATATGCCAGCTTTCTTTGTGCGGCATTGCCCTGCTCAGACATAATAGAAGCGATCTCTGACTCAGTCTCAGCTCTTGCCTCAGCAGCCTCTTGTTCCGCTTTTATCTCTTCTGGGGTTTTCTCATCAGCCATTTATCATGGTTCCCTTAACATAAAGATGTTCAAAATAATTAGTTTTTAAAACAAAAAAGCCGGATTCCTCCAGCTTTGATGTGAACATATAGTTTTATCGCCGCTGGTTAGCCTTTTCGTATGCTTTCTCGGCTTCTTCTCTTTCTTTCTCTTTTTCTTTAATTAGTCTTCGTACAAACCAGTCTCTCAATCCCACGGGGAGCGAATATAATTGCTGAAAATCCCATTTTCCATAATACATCATGGAGAAGAATTGCTCATATACGCCCTCCATGTATTTAGCGGTCAGGCCAAAAAAAGTCCGCCGTTAACGGCACCTCCATTTCTTGCTCATGACCGCACTCAGGGCACTCAAAATTTTGATTCATATCAAGCGCAGGAGTCACAGACTGGATGGCTCTTCTTAGCACGCGAGCATCAGAGGCAGGCATCAGTAGAGCAAACTTGCGAATAACCTCCCTATCAGTCTCGGAGTTGAGGGACACAATAGCCCTAGAGAACTGCGTACTCAGGGTTCCGTCAACCTTGTTTCTGTTTCGCGCCTTTTGGATTGCTTGGGTAATAGCCAACTCATCATTTCCTGTGAGGAGTCGAAACTCAGCTGATACTCCCGTTAAGGGTAGCTTTACCGTATAGGTGTTATCATCAGTGTGCGTAACGTCAACTTCATTATCGTCGTCTTCGGGACTTACTCCGGTCTGTAGCTCGCTGAGGTCGAAAGCGAATTCGCTTGTCTCTCCACACGAGGGGCACGAAATACTAGTCTTATAGTTCGAACCATAAGCGGAAATTCGAGCAGCCATCAGTATTGCGCCGCGATCGCCCACAAGGAGGGTGCCAGGGTGAATCCTTTTATCAATAATAAGGTTCTGCATCAGCTTTTCAAGCGCGACACCCTTTTTGAGATAAGACTGGTTGGTAAGAGTATCTTCGTCCCTCGCTGTCATATAGCGAATTTCGATGGTTTCTTTATTATGTAGGGGATGATCTTCATCATAAAAGCGTCCGCCACTAGGTAGATCCACCACATCTGTGGGGGTTACGAAGTCCAAAACGGACGCCACGGGAGCAGAGGAGACGGCTTCGGTCTCCTTTTTCGACGTGCTCCCCGTGCGCCGGGAATTATTTCTTGGCAATTTACACCTCTCTGTTAAGAGTATTATAGTTTAATTTACGCTAGTTGTTAAGCGATCATTCTAGGCTGACGGAGACCCCAAGGTAAAGAGCCTCTTTTCTCCACCATCCTCGGCGGAAGCCTGAGCGCCAGCGAGACCAGCGTTAATAAAGGCAGCCCAGTCGTAACGCAATTCAAGGTCAATAGTAGCTAGCTCGTCGGCAGCGTAATCATAATCGTTAAAAGTGATGCCAGAGATCCAAGCATTGTTTAGTTGCCACTGCTCAACCGGCTCACCTTCATCATTAAGAGCCTCAATGGTCACGGTCTCTAGAGCGCTCACAGACTTGGCTTTTCCAATAGTCGTTAGGTCCGCCGAGCTTTCAATGCTGGCTGGGATGTTGTACCCACTAGCACGCAAGGCTTGAAGAATATCGCCAGTGGCGTCAGGGTTGGTAGGATCGACAAATCCAATTGTCACCTTGGACCACTCGACTTTACCGGGATAGTAAAATGTGTGATTTAGAAACTTATGTGTTGATTCAGTCACTGAAAATGAAGGCTTTGTTGCCTTTGTCGCATACCACAAGCCGCCAGCAGAAAGCTTAGGGATGATAACCCTAAATCTAAACTGTCTTTTTGGCTCTGGGGTGTTTGCCCCTTGTGCTGTCCAAAATGGTCCTGGCATTTTACTTTTTCTCCTTTGTCTTAATTAGTCTCTTTAAATTTTTAATCATTAAAAGAGGCGCCCTGTCGTGTAATAATAAAGTCAAGTGCGATAAACTCAATTGCCTTGGTGGGCTTCAAGAAGATCTTCGCATACATGATGTTTCGGTCAACAAGGTCATCGGTTGTGGTAGTCTTATCAAGGACAACCAGGAAGTCCGAAAGTCCGAAACGAGATTTCACATTACCCAAGAAGGGGTTTGCCCTAGAGGTAAAGCGTGACCATGTGACGTCGATGTTGGGATCAAACAGAATGTCTGTTGCCATCTTGGAAATTTCCTTCTTGACAAAGATCATTAGTCGACGCACATTAATTCTATCAAGCGCTGAGCGCGTGACCTGAAGGGTCTTTTGACCGAAGATCACAATACCCTCGTTGGGGAACTGAGCAATAGGATTAATGTTTGCTGCGTATAGCTCGTCTCGCTCCTTAGAGGTGGGTCGGTAATTTAGACCAACAACTGGGAGTCCAGCCGCGCCATTGGAGAGCCCGCCTCTTACGAAGCCTGCTGGGGCGAACCAAAGCTCTGTGCGAGCTTCTGAGGAAGCAAACGTTCCCAAGGCAGCCACTGAGGGAGGCATATCGATTACAGCCGCAGTGTTGGGGTCTCGAATCTTAACCCACGGGAAGTAAGTACATGCGTAGCTAGAGTTAATCAAGCGGCTACGAAGCTTAGTTACTGAGCCCGTGACGCTCGGGCGACGTGATGTCGCTGTGCTGAAAGCGGTGCCCTCCGTGTTGGGGGGCGTACCGGCATCCTCGATATCGATGAGTGCCAAGGCATCTCCACGATTCTCGCAGACATCAATAATATCGTCAGTCACTTGCTTGCGCCAGATACCGGGTGCGGTAATTAGGTTTGTTAGAACGCGCTCGGGATCGGCAGTGGTCGCGACTGCTCGCTTAAGGGTGTTAAGAGAGTAGCTATTGCGTGAAGTGCTGCTATCGGTCCACTGCGAGTTACGGAAAGGCTCGCGCTCTGAGATATCAAGTCCGTCGAAGCCGCCGTGTAGGGGGGCTGTAAACTTATCAACGCCAGCCTCGATGAGGTCGCGAAGACTATTGCCCGTCTGGGCAGTGAATGATAGACCAGCCTTTCTAGAGCCAGAGACATAGTAGAATCCCTCGCCTGCTGCGGTTCGCGTATCGCCGGCAACGCTACCAGAGACAATGTTGTCAAGCGAGAACACGAAGCCTCTCTCTAGGGCAGGCTGCCCTGAGTTGCTAAAGGAGCTAAGCTTCGAGCTTCCGAACAAGAGGGGGCGAACTATGTCATAATAGCTGGGGTCGAATACGGTGGACTCACCTGTCCTTCCAGTCTGAATTCCGAAGTATGCGTTACCTACACTTGTTCCAGCAGCAGAAGCACTGGTACGTGTCAGGAAGGTGGGGAATAGGTACTTAGCGGCAAAAGCCTCCATGCCGCCGTCGAGTGAGGTCGCCATGCGGGTGGGAGAGTTCGTTGTAAGCATTAAATGACTTGCATTTTGACCCAAAGAGGACGAAGGAATGTCCTTGCCTCCAGAGACCATCGTGTAGATTGAGGCAACGGGAGTCGCTGGGGTGCCGCCGAACACGGGGTCCAAATCATCGAATCGGCCCGGGTCTATCGACCCAGAAGCGACATAGAATCCCTTGTATCGGAAAGGTCCTAGATAACCAACGGGAAGCATCTGAGCGATATTGGATGCTCCAGCGTCCACCTCGGAGTCGACGACCACCCTGACATAAGCTGACTGGTTGGCGTAGTTTCCGTAGTAGCGGAAGCGACCTTCGTCGTCGTCCCAAGAGACATGCATGTCACCAATCATCTTGGCGACATATCTGTCGGAAAGCGGGTTAAGGTTACACTCGTCATACCTCTCCACGATGATTGGAGCCTTGTCGTTATCCTCTGAGCGACGGATTAGAACAGAGAAAGAACCGTAGGGGTCTAATTCCGGGTAGGGTGCCGCTTGTAGATTGGCGATTGAGACCTTGTGCCTGTGGGCAGCCTCACCAGTCTCCAAGGCAACAAGCTTGAAGAGTGACTGCATGCTGGTTTCTTGGTAATTTGCGCTCTCGTTAAGGTCTTGCCCAAAGAAGTATGGGGTCTCAGCGTTAACGAGGTTGTTTTGCATTTCTGCCTTGTTTGTTGAGCCAGACTCTAGGGCAACAATATATGCTTGAGTGGCGCCGGCGCCTGAACCGGTGACTATGTTGTTGAAGAACTGGTCGTAGGTCTCGCCGAGCCAATAGTTGTAATGACTTGGTGAGCTAGTTGACACAAGGTCAGAATTGGTTTGGGCTGGATTTGTATTGAAAACTTTTCGGATATACTTATCACTGTCACGATCGAAGTTAAAGCAGGTAATTGACTTTGTTGAACCATCGCTCTTTTGGACAACAGCCTTGAACTGGCTAGAAGCTCCATCAGCAGCCATGACAGCTCCAGCAGAAGACGTGGCTGCCGCAGCGTCAAGTCCCTGGAGGAGTGTTCCACTCAAAGTAATTGTTCCGTCCTGGAGATACCAAACGGCAGCCAGGGTGCCTGTCAAGTAGGTCTTGCCAGCAGAAGAGGAGACAGACCCGGAGTCAACGATGAAAAGTCCGTAAGCGCCGCCATTGGTGGTTGTACCATAGGCTGGTGTTACAGAATCAGTGATCCAGCCAGCCTTTGCGGCTGCTGTGCCATTGTTAAGGGGATCCTCGGCGCCCAAAAGGCGAACATAGTTAATAGGAGACTGCTCGCTTCTTAGCCAAGCCTGGGCGGCATAAGCGCCATATGTTGGTCCATCAAAATCATTGCTTCTCCAATTATCACCGCCTTCGGCTCCCGGGTCGGGCGTGCCAAAAACTTGTACAAATTCATCATATGATTTGATAGTCGTCGGGACCAATCCAGGACCTTTTCTTGCTCGACCAATGATCGTGGGACCGGGGTCCGTGCCGGGATCGGAAGGCAACTTAGATTCATCAATTTCATTGATGAAAATTCCTGGGGAAATGAATTTAAACTTGCTAGCTCCACTTGCCATTATTTAATTTCTCCTTATTCAAACTCTCGCTTAAGTAAATACTACTGAGGGCTTCTCGTAATAAATAGTCGCGCACATGAGCAAAGTCCTAAATTACTCTCGATAAAAGGCTCCTGATATTGTTGTGGGAATATCTCCAAAGATAACGTGCTCGCGAGGGATGCGAACCTCGACCGCACTTTCCCTAACAGTCATCTTTGGCTGCTCATCATTTTTCAAAGCACCCATTAGATATCCTAGGATTCTTATATCTATTTTGGTCTCGAAAACCCTCTCATCATCCCCTAGGTTGGCAACATTATTATTTTGCGCAAAATCTTGTGGTAAAAAGCCCTCAAACTTATGACCATCAGCTGTGAGGGTGAACCCGTTAATCTGTCCCGTTTTAACAATAAAGGGCGTCAGCATTTCATTTATTTGCTGGAAATACTCTCCTCGCAAAGTTACACTATAGGTCACGTTCACATAAGTGGGAAGCGGTATTGTTAGGGTTTCATAAACCACCTTTTTATTATTGAAAGGAAAGTTTACCTGACCTGCTAACGGACCCTGGACTCCAAAGTTGGGTATTGTCTTGTTTGCATCCGCATTAGCAAAATCAGCGGTTTTGGACTGGTTTATACGACGAGAAAACGAAATTGTCCCTCCCTTTGGATCGTTGTACCGAAAAACATTAGCCTGGACGGAGCCTTTTCTGGAAGGATCCTTCACGATCGAACTACGGGCAATTGTTATAAGGGGGAGCTTTAGTACGCCGAACTCATCTCGCAAGTCTTTATCCTCTTTTATCTGAAAAGATCTTTCCGCCGAGACCCAAATTAGGGGCACCTTGTTCCAGCCTCTGTTCGTGGTCGCAGAGATATCCAATGTCTTGTTAACCCAATCATAGAATGCCCTATCGATTGTCTCCAAGGTGGAGGGCATTATTTCCTTTGTTTCTTTAATTACCATCGAATACTCCCGGGCGCGCTCTTACGCATTTTGCTGATACCTCTACACTGTGGTTTACTTGTCCGTAAATTTTTCTAGGCTCAGCCCAATTTACGATCTCATAGTAAATTCCGCCATATGATACAAAGTCACCAGCCCTTACATAAAGATCCTGATCCTCAGAGAGACGCCTCTTGTGAAAGTGTACAGTTATCTCCAGCCGCTGATCAACGCCTATATTTTCCGAATATTCGGTCCCATATGCTTCCCACTCAACCAGTGCGTATACCCTAACAGGAGGCAGGAATGTCTTTTCGATCGCCTCACCATAAAGGTCATGAAAATCTGTGGTGGCAACATCAACAGGGTAATATAAAACCTGCTGGCCGACGACGCGCTCGATTAATTCATCATTAACCTGCTTAATCAGGTCTCGCTCTTTTTTTCCAATAAAGAGCGGCGGCGGGGGCTGATCAGGCTGATTCCACTTGTTATTACTAGACATGCTTTACCCCCTATCCTTGAAAAATTGGTAACGGCGCTTGTTGCTTCAGAGTATTAATGCTTCCAGCAACAGCTGCATCCTTTTCTGCCAAAGCCGAATACACCATTTCATCCAAGACTCCCTTAAGTTCATCTCGTAAGGCGTTCTGTTCCTCCTTAGCTTGGGATAAAAGATCACTAGCATTTAAGGTTAGATTCTCACCAGGAATAGGAATAGTCGCGAACTTACCACGTATTTGCCCCAAAGTTTCTTTCGAAAGAGCCAGGGCAAACCTTCGTATCCATTGTTTGCCAATAGAGTTAATATTTTCATATGGAATATTCGCGAAGGGTATGGTATTCAGGTTGTTGATGCCATCGATGCCATCCTTCATATTATCGTCGACAGTCCAGGCATCATCAATTACTGAGAAAGTGAACCACATCTTGTCCACTTCGCTAGTAACAGGCTGCGGGAAGATCCGTAACCTATTATCTCGCAGCTCGTATGAAAACTGAGATGTTCTGGTATAGATCATGTCCTCAAAAGCCATGGCTTGAAGCTTGTTCTGCCAGACAGGGATAACTTCAAAAGTAGAATCATCCGCATACTGACCATAGGTTGCCAAGTTACCTACCACGTTTAAACCGCCGTAATATCCATAGAACCTCCACATTGACCTGGGAGTCTTATAGAAAACCCGGCTAACAACAATTCTCTGATTACGGTCTATCGAGGCATAATCAACACCGCCTGCCTCTGCTGACGAGGATACGATAGATTGTAGGTTGTAGTCTTGCTGACCTTGGACTATGTCAAAGGAAGCAGAATATTCACGGATTGTCCCACCAAGCCCCGCATCATATGCCATGGCGTTTCCAACTCTACGAGCATACTCAAATCTTATTTGTGGATATTTAAGCTCAACCCCACGACCGTTCAAACTAGAAGACAGAGATCCTGATTTAATCTCGCCCCTATAGTCAAATGAGCCCGTCGCGTTACCCAAAATGCTAGAAAGGATATTTTTAGCCTGATGTGTATTCACCAAATAAGAATATTCCAAGACAGCTTCTTCGTAATTGGCGTAAACATTAGAAGAACTCAATTCAATATCGAGGACATCCCCACCAAGTTTTTTATATGTATACGCCACTTGCGCGGACGCACCCGATAGAAAATCAACTGAGCCGGTGTACAGCCCTAGCGGAAGGGCGGTTGACACCTGATCGGCGGACCCCGTGGATGGTAACGCCACCGCGCTGGTTTGACTCTTGGGCGTTAAAGTTGGAACAGCCATGCTTAGAATTCTCCTCTAGATAATTAGTTGAGAGAATTAGAAAGCACGCCTAGCTAGTAGTTTTTGATCGCGTTGTTCTTTTTCTTGTTGCCTTGCGGGTTGTAGTGGTAGTTTTTTTGCGCGTTGCCTTTTTCTTTTTAGGTGGTGCGGTAGACTCAATAGCCTCTACAACTGTGTCAGCCACGGAAGTAGAGTCTAGTTTTGTCTCTGGAATCGCAATTACCGGGTCTGGGTCAATAGCCGGGGAGGGCGGCGCCAAAATAACAGGGTCGGGCGGCAAAGTTGCCTCGATAACAACCTCTTCTTTGCCGGGCTGATTAATTGTTGCGCCATACTTTAGGGCGTACTTTCTGCCAAACTTCTGTGGAAACTTTCTATATCTTCTTTTTTTACCCATAGGGTCCTCCGTAATATAATAAATAGTTGTTTATAAAAGAAAAACCCCCTCCGGTGGGAGGGGGTTTTCTATGGGTAACTAAGCTATATTACTAGAAGCTAACTCTTCCGTAAAAGCGAATTACTAGCTTGCCAGCTGTGAACGTGTCAGCGGCTGAGGACGTTGCGCCATCACATAGGTAAAGATACTGATCACTAGCGACAGCTCCCGTGGTGAGGTCTCGAATGGTTGTACCCTTTGCTGTATTTCCTCCTGCCTCAAACATTAGAACACCGTTGGTACCCCCGGCAGCATCGCCGTCATACGCCAAGTTGCCCTCGTCGATGGCGATAATATCAAAATCAAGCAAGTTGTTAGAGGCGGCGGTGGGCGCCTCGATGCAGCTCATTTCAATCTTATAGGGAATTCCGTGTGTTGTCGTGTTCCACTGAAGAAGATAAGCAGCGCCGCCGCCATCCAAGCCAATAACATCGCCCACATCACTCTTCTTCTTTAGTCCGGTTAGATCTACAAGCATCGTCGTAACAATCTCACCGCCAACGTTCTGAATAAATGTCTGAGGGGCAATCTCTGTGCTGACCATGCCGGCGCCATATGTTGCTGACTCGGCTCCGACTGTAAGCTTTGCATTTTTTAGAGTTGTTGAGGTTGTAAGGTTCAACTCTCTTTTTAGATTCTCAATTAGGGCTTGCGTTCTAGCAAGACCGACTCTTTTACTTCCCATAGTTAGAAACCCTCCCTAGGCTTTGTGCCTTTTATAATCATGTCCACTCTCTGCTATGCAGCGAGGGGATGGGTCATCGCCCATCCAATAACTAGGTATTCGTAAATAGTAACCACAAACTTAAAACCCCTCCTAGTGGAGGGGTCTAAGCGTAAAAGAAATATTATTCTAGAAGGTCTTGCGTCCGAAAAGTCTAATTACAATTTTACCTGCGGTGTATGTGTCGTCGCCCGATTCGGCCGCGCCTGTGCTCATATACACGTAATCTGAATCATTCGGAACGCAGGACAATGATTCAAAGGTTTGACCCTTTGCCATATCTCCACCAGAGTTCAGAATGACACGATAACTAGAGGAGTTCGAATTGTACTCTTTGTCATCAGCGTCAACCGCCCTGATATCAATATCAAGATTTACATCGCCGCCGCCTGTGGGAAGCTCAAGACATTCCATTTCCGCCTTGTATAAAATCCCACTTGTTGATGCCTTATATTCCAATAGGTAAGCTGCTCCGCCGGAAGCAAGACCAATAACTCTCTGTGCGGTTGACTTTGTCTTAAGACCGGTTAGGTCCACTAAAATAGTTGTAATAATTTCACCGCCAACGTCTTGGATAAACGTCTGTGGAGCTATTTCGGTGCTAACGGCGCCCGCGCCATATGTTGCCGCCTCAGCGGCGACTGTAAGCTTTGCGTTTTGTAAAGTTGTTGATGTGGAGAGGTTCAATTCTCTCTTCAAATTTTCAATTAGGGCTTGCGCTCTAGCAAGACCCGGTCCTCTTTTGCCCATAGTTAGAAACCCTCCCTTGGCTCTTAGCCATTTTTAATCATGTCCGCACCTTACTAAGTAAAGTGGGAGCAGGTCACAGCCTGCCCAATAACTAGGTATTCCTAATTAGCTACCAGAAAGACAAAACCCCCGGCTCTCCGAAAAGAACCGAGGGTTTGACTGTTTTTTAACTAATCAGTTATTAGCTGGTTGCGCCAGCCTCACCGAGTAGACCACGGACGACGACTAGACCGTACATATCTGGACGGACCATCTTCTTCGCATAGCGTGTCATCACGCCCTTACGGGGTACGAAGTCCTCGACACCGAAGATGGTGGGAGTGACCTGTAGCGGGACGTAAGGAGCGTAAACATATCCGCTCTCAAGGAAGCTTGCGCCTCGACGACCCACGAGCATAAGGTTACGCACGAAGTAGGGATCGACATAGACATCGAGCTTCTTAGAAAGCTGACCGACCTTAACAGCACCAGCGGTGCCGCGATCGTCACCGACTGTGACAGCAGCGCGGAAGCCAGCGGTAAACTCTAGGATGGAAGCAACTTCAGGTGAGGTCACGATGAAGTTAGCGCCACCACGTAGCGTCTTGCGATGGATACGCGCGGACACGTCGTTAACGGTCTCTAGGAGCGTCTCATACCACTCGGAAACAGTACCGGTGAAGTCGGGGGCAGCAGAGCTAGCTCCGATCTCAAGTCCGGTCTCACGGCTCACAAAGAGACCGGGGGAGCGGGACCAGTAAAGTGTACCGGCTGAGGCGCCATTGATAAGATCGGTTAGGATCTCCTGATCAATCTCTAGAGCAATCTGCTCGGAGAGAATGCTTGTAAGCTCAACCTCGGCATCAAGGTTGTGGTAGGCGTTGAGATCTTGTCCCAACTCCGGGGTCCACTTAGCCTTGAGCTTCTTGGTCTGCGCTGTGACAGCGACACTGTCCACCTTGATCTCAATCTCGGGGATAGCAGTGACGTTTTCTAGCGCCCAGTCAGCCTGTCCAACGACACCACCAGTTGCGCTAGCACCGGTGAAGTTGTCCTCTAGGGGCGCCTGAATGTTGGCGACCAAAGAGAGTGACGCAGAGATGGCAGCAGAGCCACCACCGACACCCTCGGTACCAGTCGCGGCCATCACGAAGAGTAGACGGCTGGAGTCAGCGGGGTCAATTCTGGTGAGACGGCGCACGAGGCGTCCGCCTCTGACGTCGGCATCGCCTGTTCGATCAGCAGCAAAGGCAACAAGATCGTTTAGATCGGCAAGGTTGGAACCACTGGTGAGAGCGGTAACACCGGCGGAGGACATGACACCAACCGCAACAGTGGTACCACTGAGATCGGGGTCAAACTGAACAAGACTCTCTAGAGTTCTGTTCTCGTACTCGCCAGCTGCGACGGTGCCCAAAGCAGTGTTGGAAGTACCATCGGCGCCATACGTGGCGGCGTCGGCACGGGGAACACTAGCGGTACCGTGAGCAACGATTGTAATGTAATCGTTAAACTGGAAA